GTCAACAAATGTTAGAGCATTCAAAACATACGGATGTGGAGGGCAAACGTCCCAGGCATAATTATCCCACGGACCTGGTAGCAATTCGTCTTCGCAGTTGGCATCCCAGTGTCCGGGATCAACATAATCCATATTATCAGGTCCGAAGGTCAAAACAGTATTGATCTTGTACGAATCAGACGCAGTACCAACAGCAATATCTGAAGTTAGATATGTACTTGTGTAATCTCTAATCTGGGTGTGGTATGGCTTAACATCCTTAATGAAGTCAATGATATTATTAATTTCGTCTGGTGTATATAGACGATCCTGCATCAATGGAATGTTATTTTCCTTAATGTAGATATATGATGTCTTGAATAACCAGTCTGGATTTTTCTGTTCGCTCAATACATAATTAGTCATTGCAAAAAACAATTCGTTTTGATCTACTAGGAATTCATCAACCATTACTTGTGTTCTAAATGCATCAAGTAATTGTCTTAATTCAACAGACATTCCGTACATATTCACAGATGTATAAATTGTATCTAGTAATTTGATTGCACTATTTTCAATAGCAACTTCTTCTAAACTTAATGCAGGAATGTTAGGATTCAATTGAACAACATTGTACAGAACAAACCTTCCATCAAGTGTTCCCTGCGTTACCTGAAGTATAGTGCCTACTTGAAGTTGACCTGCTACCAGGGCTGCATTGGCATCTGCAAGTGTGCTGAACACAATTGTAGGAATTGCATCTTCATATCCCACCTTGTACCAATTAGTATAGGTCCAGTAGTCATCTGTAGTAACGCCTGCATTCCAGCCTGGGTTATCATCACGAACAGGAATGTGACTCAATAACTCATTAGCAGATTGTACAAATACTTTTCTTGCATCGTGTATTCTTATGAACATTCCCTGTCGTGGGCGATATTCAATACCGTATTTTTCTGCTTCGCTAAGAGTTGGATCTGGAACAGGCAGTATTTCTCCATAGAACGAAACATCCCAGGCAGTAGTATCCCATCCTAATATATCCCAAGGAATATCAAATCCTACTGGAATCCCATACAACCATTCATCGGACGTAGGTAGTACCTTTGTCCATGCACAGAGGCTGTCAACCATCTTGTTCCAATATTGATCTGTAACAATTGAATTTGGGTCACCTTCTCTAAAGAATTGCCATTGCGTATGCTCTTGGTCGTCGCGTTCTGTTAACCTGTATTGAACTTGGATATTGTTACCCTGGTATGCAAGAATTTCCTGAACGTTATAGAACATGTAAGAATTGTTTGTCAGTAACTGCTGTATTGGTGAGAAGAATGCAAATCCCTGACTCTTAGGAGATTGCAATAGTCTCGAAACATCGAGTGCAGCCATTGTTCTATTTTCAACATTAGGAATGTTAGTTGTGTTCAAGACCCAGAAATAATATTTAACTTCTGTGGCACTTGTGAATCTATTAGATGTAACTATCTGAACATAAGTTGTAATATCGCGTGGTGTCCCTGTGCCGGTATAAAGTTCTGGCACCACATCGCTTTCAACCCATTCGTAAATATTGACAGTGCCGCCTGGGAAAATTTGTCCCCAGTGATCTCGTCTATAAACTAGATTATCTACTTCGGATTCAGCTGGTGTGCCATCTGCATTATATGAAATTGGTTGTTCATAATATACATATCTTGTTGCAGATAAATCCCACCACAATTGACCGACTTGTCTTGGTCCGAAGGTAATATTTTCATTAAACAATCTAGGATCGGCGGTAACATTATATCTTGCAGGATCCTGCATCGATGTATATGTAATATTCTGTTTTGCAGGGCCCGGTAAGATATTCTTAAATGGGTCATAGACAGGTAGCTGAATTAGTTCAGTTCCTGTGCGTGTTCCAAAAACACTTGCACTTTCAAACAATGAAGTATTGATAAGTGGTTCTTGTGTCCTGAATATCTGATGACCAGTAGGTATTTGAATTGTGGGTACAACTGATGTATAAACATTCCAGTGTGGTGGTGTTAAGTCAACACCGTCTACCCAAATATGATCTCCCAAAGAAACATAAGAAGGTGTGCCTACGCCAGGTTCGACCAAGAAGCGCATGGTCTTGAATAACATTAATCTAGTGAAATTTTCGTAATTAGGTACTTCATTAAGAGTTATCGGGTTTGCATTTAATGTTAAGAGGTTATAATAATTGTATGTTGGATCAATATCGGTTTGTGTTTGATTAAATGCAAACCCTAGTGCAAAGTTATTTTCACCACTTAGTGTTGGTGGGGGAGCTATCTGAATTATTGCAAATGTATATCCCGAGCCTGTGTTAGTAATATTTAATTCAGATATTGCACCCGAGACAGCTACGGCTTCCGCAGTCGCGCCTACGCCGTCGCCGATGATAGTTACTGCTGGTGCCGAAGTATAGTTTGCACCTGTTTTATTTATAATTGCCGATGTGATTGCACCAGGTGACTGTGGCGATGCTGTTATGGATACTGTAGCTATGGTATATCCTGTACCAGGTGTTATTATTGTAAATCCTGTTACCTGTCCGTCTGTGATTACTGAACTTGCAGTTGCACCGGCGCCGTCACCTAAAATAGTTACACCCGGTGGAACAATATATCCGGAACCAATATTTACAGGATTTAATTCTAATATCTGTCCGACGTTATATGGGTTTTCAATAGTCACCGTCGGAGCAACTAAGTATCCAGAACCAGTGTTTGTAATATCGATGCTCACGATTACACCATCGACTATATTGGCTATAGCCGTTGCTGTCGTACCTCCCACTGGTGGATCCGAGATAATTACAGTAGGTATAAATGTATAACCGGCACCAGCCGTAGTGACTGTAATAAAGTGTATTTCTCCAAATGGTGGTGCAGTTGGGCTCGATGCCGTAGCTGTTGCAGCATGAATTATTGTCGCAGTCGCAGTCGCGTTAGAACTTGGTTCACCGTCGTCAATTATGGGAGTTGCTTGTGCCTCAATTACCTGCAATACAACCATATTGCCGAAATCTGTGTCGTTGGCACCATTCGTAAGTTGTGGAGTAATTAGATATCCGGGTAGTGTTCTCAAGAATAATTCATCAGCCTCATTTTTCCATACATCAAACCACTGATTTTCATTTACTAGTTTGTAAACACTCCAGTCTTCTGTGAATGTCTTTGCAATCCAAACCGTGTCATTTTCTGCAGGATTGAGTACTGAGGTACCCCAATTTACGGCAGTCTGCGATACATCAAAAGATGACCAATCAACATCGTTGAAGTTTACATAACCTGCATTAGGTAATGGATATTCAATTCTATCTGTTAATGGAAACCCTAAAGAAAGCTCTGTATCTGTAGGACGAACAATCCATTTATCAACTTGATCAATATCGATATTGACAATATTATCTAGGGTAGGATCTCTAACAATAAGACCTTGCCATACACTATATAACTTGTCAAGATTGTTAGGTTCGAGGCCGCTATTAATATCTACGTCCGGTGCAGATAGGTAGCCATATCCCTGATCAATTATTTCTACGCGAGAAATTCTACCTGCCGTATCAAGAACGGCATATGCTTTCGCCGTTCTTGTTTCAAGTGTTAGTGTCCAGTTTGCTTCGACAAAAGGCCCGGGCCCTTGTACTATATTACTTGAATAATATACAAAATTTCCTGTATCATTTACAATTCGAGCAACAGTACCTACTCCATACACGGCTGCTGTTGAGAAATCAATCCAAGGACTATTGGGTGTAGGATCTGGACGATCTACAATAATTCTTGGAACTTGAATATATGTATTTTCTGCATTGACAATGTTAATTAATCTTACGACCCCAATTTCAGAGGGAACATAATTCATTCTGGCAACAATTACTTCGCCTGTATTCTGTTCGGGCTTGAGAATAAATTCAGTCGAGACCTGCTCAACAGTATTGCCAAAATCTCCTAGCTTTAGTGCCCACTCTTCAAATACCTCGATAATTTCATCAGACTGAACCTTGGTAGATCTGAATAACTTTTCAAATGCCTGGCTTGTACCCTTCTGTCTAATAGCACCTTGGTAGAATAGATATTGGACATCATTTGACACCTGCAGGTTATCGAGGTAGCTCTTGCTCTCGTAACCAATTAGATGACGACCAAGGTCTTCAAGACTCGGATTATCTAACGCAACGTTAGGGTCATAGTAATAACGCATAGCATCAACAATGCTATCGTAATTAGGTACAAGCTGATCTTCAATAATGAGATAACCTGGTGCTTCCATCTTTCCGTACCAACCATTACTTCTAAATCCGTTGAAACGCAATCTCTGCTGTCTCGAACGTAACAACGGCGAATAGACTATGTCATTGAAGTTTGTAACATTATCAAAGATGAGAATATGTTCTGTTTCTGTTGTATTAACCTGTAGGAAATAAATTCCACCGGACGCAAGGTCAGCAGGCTCGACAGTAATTGTCACGCCTTGCCTATCAGTTGTTGTACCGTTTGGCGGAATTGCTACACCAAACTTATCTAGAATACTATATACACCATTTGAAATAGCTTCGACGTCTTCTGGGTATCCGCGAATAGCCTCAAGTGTTGCCCTATTTGCGAGTGGGCTTAATTGTATAGATGCATCAGGTGCCCACTCGGTATTTAACCAGAATAAGAACTGTTTTGCAGATCCGAGCCAATCACTCAATAGGTTTGTATCTTGGTTTACTTCGTCAAATTTCCAACCACGAGATGCTAACCAGGCACCCCATCCGATGAGCATATCGAATACCTCTTGAGCATTATTTAAAATAGAACCGTAAGGTATTTTTGTAATTGTTGTCAGAGACTCAGGTTTATATGTCACAGACACACCACCCACAATTGGCAATGCTTTTAATTTCTGATAACCACTAGCTTCAAATTTCTGTACAGTTTGAGTTACAAGACTAATATAGAAAACACCATTGTATCGTACAATGTCTCCCTGAACGTAAGTAGCGCCCGGAGTAAAATAATGGAACGGTGCTGGTGTTCCGCCGACAGTAACGTCGATTAGTTTGGCGGTAGATCTATCAAAAACGGTAAACTCAGAATGCAGTAAATCGTATCCGTAGACTACAAAGGTACCATCGGCCAACGCACGAATTACCACACCACTGTAGATGTAGGTATCAACTACAGGGCTCTTATGTAGAAATACATCAAAGTTAGTAGCAGGAATAATTAGACTATTTGTTGTTGATCCGCCGGTAATAGATTCTAGATACATGTTGGTAGTATCTTTGTTTGTAAAACCGGCCAATTTATTAGCTAAGTTTACATCAAGCGTTCTTACCTTCTGACCGAATGTAGAAGAGACGTCCTTACCTAATAAAAGAATTCTATCACTAATCCAACGCTGATATCCGAATCGTATCTGAATTATACCGTCAACTGATTCAGCATGAACAAGTTGGTCAGCATTTTTTGGACGCATCCATGCAAAGAATGGATCGTCGTCTGTGTATAGATCATTTTGCACATATTGCCAATTGATACTAGACATAACGGTTGTAGTTAAATCTGGACCTGTGGTAGGAATGGTAATCATGTCAGGAGACAATTCTGTTCCTATGGTGTCGAACATTAATTCACCGTAAGGTCCGGGCCTCATTAGATACAAGAATTCCTGTACACTAAATGCATAAGCCGATGTTGACATCCATGCCTGTTCTACAGGACTTCCGTCCCCATATACCCAATCCTTTTCAAATCCATCAAACGGTGCGTAATAATTTCCAGAAAATGCAACATTGAATAAAGTCATTACAGGAATAATTTCGCCGGCCGCATCAACCGGAATGAGCGTAGATAATCCGGGGCGTGCCCACATTTTTTGTGGCTGAACAATAAGTGTTATTGGATTATAGATTGCGCACGGACCTTGACGAATAATACCGTCCTCGAGGTCGGCCCACATGTTGTTGTTTCCGGCTGCTGTAGATGTCCAAACTTCTTGACCTGCTAGATTCAATACAGGATTTCCGTATTCAAATCTCCACCATGACGGTTCGTCACTAAAGCCCAGCATATTCCAAGGTTGTGTATCTGGGTTATAAGTATCGTAATAGTATTGGAAAATTCCTTTCCAATTACCTGGTAAATCTAGTGCGTCACCGGTTGGTGTTACAGCATCAGTGTAATTATATAGTTTCCATATATTTCCGACGCCGGGCACAAAACTAGGAACTACAGATGGTTCTAGACTTGCGGTAGGCCATTCGTTGGTACGATAGTTTGCCCTATTCTTGGCAGACCATTTATTTAGATATGAAACGGTAATATCTAAAAATTCTTGCCTTGAGTATCTTGTTTGTCTAAAATATCCTGTTTCGACCGATTCTACTCTTAAAGGAACACGATATTGATCTCTTAATCTTAATTGAAGACCGTTATAGATTCTCTTTTCTAATTCTAATAATAGATCGTCCCTATAATCACCATATGCAATTGTCTTTGATCCGTCATGACCAATAATAACATTTGTAGGATTTACATAAGTTGCATCTAATTCAATTCTAGGAATGTAAATTGGGTATGCACCAATCTTCGTAGGAGTAGACGGAATGTATGTAGGGAGCGGTTCTTTATACAGAGTGAAGTAAACATCCTTAATACCAACACCTAAATTTAATTGAACATCTATTGAGAGATTGGTAGAAATAATTTCATAGTCAATTCCCACAAGAAGAATTTGCTCTTGTGTTGGATTAGTTACATCATATACATACAAAACATTTCGTGGATCATTTAAGTCAACATAATCTGTTAAGGTAACTAAACTATTTCCACTACCGGTGAATGATTGATTTGCAAATGGCGATCCCTGTGCTGCCATATAGGAATATGCAAATGCATTGGAAAATTCTTTAGAGATGTTGAGAATTCGTAGAATTTCACCTACCCAGGCACTAATAACAATTGTATTGTTATTGTATTGAACTGGGCTAAATTCTTGATTAATAAGCTGTTTTGCAGTGCTTAGATATCTATTCTTAAATTTTGTATATTCATCTTGACTGAATCTTTCAGCAAGAATAAAATCAAGATCATCTGACGATGACACCAACATCGATTTCAGTATTGGTGCTACGTTCTGTAGGATAAATGTTCCTAATGTTCTGTTTTTACCTAAATCTCTGTAATTATTATTGCCTCCAAAAGCAACACCTGTAAAGCCAGGTTGATTAGCAATAATAGACGAAAATTGCGGAATTAAATCACTTGCACTAATTTCGCTGACTTCTAACTGTGTAGGATTTGCTTCTAATTGTTGAGGGATTGCAAAATATCCGGTGGCCGCTGGATCTAATAAACCATGAGTATAAGTTTGAATTTCTACAACAGGTACAACAGTTTGAGTGGTTGTGAATAATGTTGTTAGATATAATTCTAAATCAACATATATGTTATTATTGATTTCAATAAAAGTATATCCATTAGGATTTGTTAACAGATCAAGAGGAAGAATCTCGGTATCATTTACAGATACTATGACATCAGCAAGCGGCTGATAAGGGCCCCCTCCTATAACATAACCGTATGGAGTAACACTTAATTTAAATTGATATTCAGTACCGTAACCAACAGCATATTTGTCAATAACTCTTTGCTTACTTGTAGCAGGGCAGAAGACAGGGCCGCTACCGAGATCTATACCAAAAATGACAACATCGTCGTTCAATGCTAATGCTGTATTGAAAGTAATTTGATTAGGGCCTGTTACTGTATAATTTTCTGTGACACCTTCGAGTTGATAAACTCCATTAACCAATACCTGTAGGTATGATTGTCCGTATCCTGCAGGCAATGTGGGAATTGTTGTATTGAAAATAGTTTGTGCAGCAAGTGCTGGTACAGTGTTATAGTCCGGTGGATTATCCACCAAAGAATAACCAAAAATAACAACATCGTCGTTCAATGCCAATGCGGCATTGAAGGTAATCTGATTAGGGCCTGTTACCTGGTATGCTCCTGTAATTCCCTCTAATTGGAATACACCGTTCACATATACCTGTAGGTATGATTTATCTAGGGCTGCAGGTAATGTGGCAAGAGTTGTATTGAAAATAGTTTGTGCGGCAAGTGATATAAAACTTTCGTAGTCTGGTGGAATAGCAATTTCAGATGAACTATAGATAACCACATCATCATTTGATGCCAGGCCTATGTTAAATGTGATTTGATTGGCACCAGTTACCTGGTATGCACCAGTTACGCCCTCTCTCTGGAATACGCCATTAACGAATACCTGTAGGTATGATTGTGTCGGCGAATTTGCTATAGTATTGAGAGATGTGTTGAATATTGTCTGTCCTGGACCAGAAACAAATGATTCAAATGTAGGTGCCGACCCATTATCCTCACACTGGCACGGTTGGTATAAATTCCAGTTATTGTAAAGAATAGGTTCGGTTATTAATTTGTAATAGTAGTAACCATCGATGTCCATTCTATCTGATGTATATGTGTATCTTTCGGTGATTAAGTCATTCTGAAATACTATGTCAGTCGCTTGACCTAATCCTGTATAAATGATTGGAAATTTCAATACAGGATCAACAGTTGCACCCGGTTCCGAATTAACCTTGTAAGAAAATATTTCACTACCGTAGAATGTGCTTTCGGGATAGGTAACCGGATCATCAAGTGGAATTCCATTATGATCATACAACAAGAACAACGGTGGCTGATTTACAGATACCTTGTCATTATAGGCTTTCTGCCATATACCCATACTGAAATACCAGGTCTGTCCTCGTTGAGCACCGTTCCATGGTGCGTCTTCTGTAATGAAGACAATATCACCTTCAAGGACAGGTGTTGCCCAAGATGTATATGGTGCAAAATTAATTGTTCCATCGCCTTGTAGATTTGCCTGGAAAATATAATGACTCATGGTTGTAAAGTCACCTGCATCCCATTCGGTAAATGGAGCAATATCCCAGTTTGCCGTGTCCCATGGATAAAAGTTTGCCACCACCGGTGCAAGGTCATTCATGAAACAAACTAGATCACCGTCTTGCATTACGATGTCGAGGTTAGCATTAATAAACGAAAGTTGTTGATTTTGGTAATCGGAGAGTAGTATAGGAAACCCAAAGGCATCATCTCTAAATCCGTATTGAATTTCGTCTCTAAATTGTGTTCCTGATTTGTATAGCTCTAAATCAGCAATAAACTGAATAATAGGTCTTAGTGCGCGAGATGCATTTGATGGAAATGCGATACCTGTTGCGGCCACTGTGGCATTAATAGCATCGATGTGAAACCATTTATTTGTTCTGGACCATGCATTTCTATCTTGCGCACCGCGCTCTATGGTAATATAATCACCATAGCTAGGCATTGCCTGCGTATCCCACGATGTGGCATCCCAGAATTGATTGTTGATTAATCTGCCATTAGAAAGTTCAAGAATACCATCCCACGGTAAAAATTCAAATAATGTGCCAGAAGTAAAATCTGGAAATTGTGGTACAAGCCCAATACCCCTACAATTTCCAAAATTCTCCACAATCAATGGTTCCAGATTTAGTGGATCATCCACTAAAAGAATAGTCATACCTGTAGTTAATGTTAGATTTGGAGGAGTAGCCGTAGGCGGAGTAGTGTACGATGACTTGCCGATAATATCTGTAGCCAATACACCACTGATGTTAATGGTAGGAAGACCTTGCTCGACCCAGTAATAATTCTGATAGTTAATAAACATATCATAATCAATTGGTGGTCCAAAGCTATAATATTCAGACTCAAATAGTCTATCTTGATTAAGTGTATTACCGCCGTAGTATTCTATGCGCTCTAATAAGTCGTCGTAGAAGAAAATATTTGTCTTCTCGCTCTCTGCATTGCGCGAGTAAGCGGTCGGTTCAAGTTGCCACCAGGTACGGTTCTTAGATGGTTCTGGTAGATAAAAGTCGGAGATCGGATTATAGAAACCTGGATCACGACGTCCAAGATATCCTGCTAGGTAATCGCTATCTTTCTTTGAGAAAACTTGATCAAACGTGGCGTCAAAGAATTTTCTTTCTGTAACTGTTTGAAAAACTGCTGGCAGTTTCTTGATATACTGGGTCATGTAGGTTTCCGAAATAGTAGGTAATGTGTCTACCTACTATTTATCATAGAAATTATCTACCTATATAATTCAGACGCGGAGGTTTTGATCTGTCAAATTGTCTACGATTTGAACGTTATTCACGGTAGCAGTTGATAAAAATAACTCTGTAGGTGTCGCTACAATTTCGAACAAGTTACCAAATTGTGAATTAGCATTGTTAGGAACAATAACAACCGAACTAATAATTCTCGAAAGCTGCTGGTGGATAAATGCGGCTAATTCTGTGTAGAAGAATTTCTCACCAAAGTCCCAGTTTCTAATATCAAAATAAGTATCAATTGCCTGAATTACCTGTGTCTTGACTTCGTTATCACTTATGTTAGTTGATGGTGCCTTAACAACCTTAAATGTTGCCTGTAATTCCGATTCTGCAGTAGTTCCAAATAACAATTTAAATGTTCCCGAATTCCACACCATAGCATCGCTAACCATTTTATATTTGTCAAGATCCTGAAATTGTATTCTCAATTCTTCGGTGGTAGGTGGTGAAGGAAAGGTTAATGCACTTCCATTTGAATTTTTCCAGACGATAACATCTCTATAGTAACTGTCAGTAATAACAATCATATCAATGATGTTTGTTACAGATGGATCAATTCGCTGATCGATAGGAGCATAATGACTCCATTTGAAATACAACGGGATTCTCTCGAGTGTTGGTACCGTTGTATTCTGTGTAAATACCTTTCCATTCTTATCGAAGTGATACCTATCTATGCTCTGTAGTATATACCTACCTGTGGGATAATTTACAAGATCATTTGTATCTTCAAAATTCAATGCGTAATACACACCAAATCCAGGCGGACTAATAGATGATAAGATATATGACTTATTAAAGAAATAATTTTTCATTATATCTTGTTTATCTACTACTGAATCTGTTCCTGCCATCCACGGGAATGTAGATACATCGTTGTTGAAAAATGCTGTCAGTTGATTTGCAATCGTTGCATCTGTACCTGGGTATGGTGGAGAGACAGGAGCCCAGTTAAATTCTATCTGTGATAAATTGTTAACAAACATCAAATCAACTTCATCCATATATACGTAAATAAACCCAGGGGTTATTACTGTACCGGGGTCTAAAATTTCAGATGTCAATGTCAATTGCATATTAGCAATGTAGGGCGGACTATACAACAATGTAGGATTTGTTGGATTAACGGGGAAGTAAACAAATAAATCTCCGGTATAATTTTCGAGAAGGGTGTTCCAATTACATACCCAAGGACGTGTGGTTTGATATCCAGTAACTTCATTATCAACCAGTTCAAATACAATTCTATCAGTTGGTGTAATAATTCGATCAAATCCCTCCGGATCGTCAGGAATACCGTCACTATCGGAGTCTACCAATGAAACTTCAACCTTAGATGTATCTAAATATCCGTCGTCTTGAATAAACACTCCTGTGATGTTGAATGGCACCTGTACTTTCAGAAAGTTGTTCGGTGGATCTGTTATTACAGGTTCATTATTATTAACTGTGTTATTTGTATTAACAAGTGGCATAATTTCTATACTATCTTGTAATGCAAGGCCTGTAGCACTATCGATAACAACTTGATTAGGTTCCCAGAAGAATCTAACATTTCTATAAGATTCAAATACATAAACTCGACCACGACCAGTGATATCATAGGTAGTAGTTCCTATTTGGTTGTTGCTTGCAATTGCAACATAGAGTAGACCACCAGCTGCATTTGGTGCCCAATCTGAATAAATTGAGCCAGGAAGTGGGTCTGCATATTCCCATGGTTGGTCAACTTGGTTTGACAATCCGGGGGTTGCTGTTGTTGATGTGTGCCATTCATTTGTCAGCAAATCATAATATAACCAGAACGAAATTCCTGCATTAATTGCCAGGGTAATTTCGTCAATTTCGGTTGTGGTCAAATCATTTCTAAATGCTGGATATACCTTTAATGCCTGAAATGTGTTTTGTTCTTCTTTTCCTAATTCGATAGGGCCTACATTTGCAAAAGGATTCAATGGATTAACAACTAATGGCAGTCCGTATTGAATTACTGAATTAACCGGCACAGAATTGATCGTTAACGGTGATGCAAGATTGCCCATATTCAATACTGAGCCATCTGTTATAAATCCCCATGGCTGATATGTTCCGCCGTTGACATTGAGTGGATTTAACGTGTTTACTAATATCTGGGAATTATCTGTTGCAGGACTATCGCTAAAGAAACCCGTGTCATTCTTAAACTTTACTGGGCTTGTTTTCCAGAATAAAGAAAGACTTGGGTCACCAACGGTAGGCACCAAATCTAAAAGAGAACGGCCGGTGTTTGGTGGATTGACCCTAATTTTCTCCTCAAACTGCAAAAGATATTCGTCGTAGAAGAATGTGCTTATCTTACTATTTCTTAATACTTCTTGTATTGTATTAATAAGAATAGTTTCAATATTACCTGAATTGCTCGAATCCTCAATAACTTGTGCCAACACATTTTGATTATCTCTAAACAATGCACCGTCTTGACCGAAGATAATCAAATCTCTGTGAAAGCCGGTAGGATCATTTAAATCAAGGTAACGGCTCTGTCCACTATAGGTTCTGTTAATTGCCTGTAGTTTAGCAATCTGGTTTCCGTATACCAACGGTAATACATTATAGTCACTACCGTTGACCATACGAGATTGTGTAGAAAATACTTCTGGGGCACGAAGTTTAATCTGTTCATCGGTTTCGGTTGCAGCAGCATTACCGATAGTCTGTTCAAGATTGAATACAATACGTAATGTGTAATTCTGTAGATCCGACCCGATATAAGGAATGTTGATTTGCAAACCTTGTGCATCTGTAGGACGAATTACGAGTGCCTGATTTGCACTAATACGAACCCAGAATCTAAATAGCCCTGTAGGAACATTGCCAAAGTTACCATCGGCAAATCTAACAGTTACGGTATCATTTGCACCAGAGATAGCTGAGAAAATATTTCTCTCAGAAAACTGAATACTATTGTAGATAATATTTTCACCTGCAAGGGCTGGAACTTTGGCCCACTGTGATAATACATTACCGCTCTGGTCTGTTTCCTGAACATAGACGTCGGTTTGGTTAATATTTTGTATTTCGATAGGGAATAGTCTATTAGGAACAGGAAACTCAAAGTTGGTATCAATGTTAATTAGATTACCCTGTTTGAAGTACAAGAAGAATCCGGTGTTAGCAGATGATACACCTAGACTATCATTTCTATAAATGAAGTTAAATGCATTTGCAGGATTTGGATGTCTTTCAAAGATTGTTTCGTTTGTAACAAAATCTGGATTGCAAACGTCAATTGGATATTGTTGCCCATTTATGCTGATGTTTGTTGAGTAGGCTACACTTAGACCTGTAACGTTGTTTAGTTGGTATAGATCGGTCGGAATTCCGCCGATCTTGCCACTCTTTGTAGGACGACCAAACGGGTTAAGTGAACTAAATGCTGCATTACAAATCTGTATAAACTGATCAAACCAATCTGGATTGTTTTGATCATTCCAGAAGACTGTTACGTCGTTGATGTTTACACCATTTGCATCTGTTAATGGTTGGTCTGTCTGTACAGCGGCAATCTTAAATAGACCACTTGCGGGAATATTTCTGCTAGGTACATAATTGACCATCTGTGCCAAACGAATGACACTTTCTCTACGTTCAGCAGTATCAATGAAATTTTCGCGACTATTTAGGTCAGTTCTAAATGCAAGGCTTGTTCCGAAGTATGCAAGCAATTCAATAATTGCAATAAATTCAGAACTTTCAATGTAGTCGTTAAAATCTTCAGGATAATAGGTCTGAATATAATTGATTAGAGCCTGCTTTAGAGTATCGAAGTCATAAGCAGTATAATCGATGAATTGGTATGCTTTAAAGACTTTCTTATAGTCCTCGGCAGCGAATAGGTTTGACTGGCGAATTGATTCTGACATTAGAAAGTCTCTCTATCTTTTAGGCTGAATGAAACAAATAGATTATCTGTTATCGATTCCGGTTTAAATAATAATACCATAATAACATTTAGTGCTTGATCTTCTTGGTATACATCAACAGACACCAATTCAACACGTGGTTCGGATTGTATAACTCGAACAGCATCTTCAATAATTGCATTTTTAGTATACTCATCAAATGGATCAAATAATAAATCGTAAATTCGAGTACCAAACGCAGGTAACATTACTCTTGCACCAAGTGGTGTGGCAAAGTGATTTAGGATATCACGTTTAACCAATTCAACGTTGGTTAGCGAATATGGTGGATTAGGTTGATTAACGGTATTAAAGCCAACAAAATATGGCACCCTTGTAATGCGTTGTTGTTGGACTAATCCTCGTTGATTTTGTGCTGCCATATATTCCCTTTTTGTTATTTATCAAGAGAATTATATGGAGTGTTATTAATCCTATGATTGAGTTCGTCTATCACATCCGTTAGGATCAACATTTTGAACAATCATTGTTATAATTTTAGGACCGCGTGTACCGACCTGAGTAAACCACTTAGATTCTCTCAAAGATGCGCCGGCAAGATCATAATTTCCTGCCTTCATTGCTGCCAGGAATCTTACAAATTTGGCTAGTCTAGCTTCGCCCATGTTATAACATAGGTCAGCACATGCTCTTTTTCTTACATCTGATAAGTTACCCCAAACATCAATGCCTAACAATCTTTGGGCACCAGATATAGAAATAGGTGCATCTAACTGGAACCATGTGGATACCTGTGTTGGCGATATTGGTGTAGGAACGGGAAATTGTGGAATTTCATTTGTTCTTAATAGGTGTCCTATTCCGCCAGTTGGTAAACCTAATGAATCATTATATGAAACATATTTTACACCTTCGTGAATCTTAAGCTGGCATTCATATGCCGCCATATTGAAATCTTTAGATACAACACTTTCTTTTGCCGGTGTTGTAGGAAGATCCTTGTTGTTGGCACCAGGATCAGTATTGGGTGCAGGCGATGTTGTATTTGGGTTACCTGGCCCTGCAGATCCCTGATAAGTTTTAGCACCTTCTGTTTGTGTCGGTTTATATCCTGCAATAGATGCGAATGTAAATGTCTCGTGTTCGGGACATGGTTCGTAGGTTGGAAAGGTACTAACCGTTGTTTGAATACCTTCAGAATTTCTTTTGAATTTAGATTCTGGATCAGCCCATGTTGCAAGAATATTAACTTTCTGTGTTAGCTGTTTTACTTCTGCAGGTGTTACTGCTGGTGGAGTTGCAATGTTGACTGCTGGTCCTGCGGTTCCCGGACCACCTGTTGTTGCACCAGGTCCGCTTCTTAGTCCCGGGAAATCTCCGACTATTGTTCCGGCTGTAATTCCGCCCGATAAACTTAATGAACTACCGTTAATACTTGAATTTACACCTAGTGTATTACCTAATGCTGTTGCACCAGTAACATCGAGTGTGCCACGAATTTTTACTGCACCAACATTTTTAATAGATGGTGCAGTTAGATTATATTCGCCGTCTGCACTCATATCAATTGTTCCGGTAACTTTTAATTCAAGATTTTCACCAATGGTAATGTATGAATTTTTCTTAACGGTTGTATGAGTATTACCAAATGCCTGAGTTACAATATTGCCACCAATTCCCTTACCTTCACCGACATATTTGTAAAGTGGGATGGTAAGCGGTTTAGGAATATTATTGATATCATATGTAAAGGTTGTTGTAGAGTCTACGGTATCCTTGGCAGCTTTCATGAATATGTTCTGGCCAGCTTCAATATTGATATTTCTATCTGCACGTAAATTAATGTCTTGTTGAGCACGCATAGAAATATTTGCAGCACCAAAAATACTAACATTGCCATTTTGGTCCATTTCTACCCAGGCTGTACCATCGCGGTTAATTAAATAGATAAATCCGTTTGTTTCATCTAATCTAATCTGTGCACCGGATTTTGTAGTAAGCTGAACATATTCAGTTCCGGAACCGTCATCCATGATAAAGGACGATCCGCCTTTTCTACGAATATTATCCGGTGATGCATTCACATCAACCACAGGGCCCGGTGTAATGATACCAAATACGTTACTTGGTGCCTCACGTCTTGCACTAGATGTTGTTACGCCGCGTCCCTGATCTGTTATAAGGCCCTGATTTCCTAATCCCTTAAACTTTGTTTTTTCGTAAGGCTTTATGGCCCTGTCGGGTATTGTAACCGATCTGTTATTCTTATTGTATTCTGCAATGGGAATTTCTTTCCCTGGATACTGCCAATTCTTCACATTGGCGGCCATTGCCGGAACCATGTTATTCATGAACTGATCGTAGAGTGATCCAATCCAAATTCCTTTAGATGCATCGCCGTTAATAAACATTACCAGAACTTGGTTATTGATATCTGGTGGAACCATCCAGAATCCATAAGATGTCTGGGTCATATCAAAGTTCTGGTAATCAGTTTTACTAATTGTGTTGACGTTTGTGGCTCCAGCAAAAGGCGAACAATAATTTACTGTGATCCAAGATTGTTCTTCGAACGGAGGTGCACCAAATTCGGGAATCCATACCTGTAATCTTCCCATCTTTTGAACGTCAGCTACGCCTTTAACAAACCCGACATATACACCGTATAGACCGGTTGTTCTGCCAAGTTGGCGACTTTGCTCGCTGGGTGTTGATCTCGTTGTTCGTGCGTTAGAATCTAATGCCATATGTTATCCGCGAAAAATTGGTGGTAATCCGGCCAGTGGATTTGGAATAGCTGTAGGAATATTTGATGTTAGCCTTGCTGAAGCATCTCCTACAGTTTTACTACCTAATTCAATAATCTGACCCTTTGCATTTCTGACCTGTTCTTGAATACCAGCAATCTGGTTCGTAAGCTGATTATTAAATACCGCCACTTGGGACAATAGATTATCTGTAGGAATACCGCCCATGATTGTTTGTGTTTTTACAGCAGTAGCTGGAATCAAATTCTTAGATACAAGGTCGGTCGGCGATGTTGGAACATTCTGTAATTTAGAAGCAGCTTCGAGTTGATCTACAACATTCAGCACTCTAATTTCGGGATCAAGTATAGCTTCTAATTCTTGTGTAAATTTTCCACCTTCAAATTTGCTTGTTACTCTTGTTACCTTGTAAACACCACTAAATGTTTCAACATCACTATTTGGTGTATTTGTATCAGGATTTTCGTCAATATTGAATAGTCGAGGGGTTCTAAATCTCACAATAAAGAAATTATCTGTGCCAACAATATTTACAGAATCGGTTGCCTTAAAGTGTGCATTCTTGAGCCATTCAATTGCTTCGGATTGTTCTTTTTGGGAGTTGAATATCTGTGTGCCTTCATGTCCCACTGGTTGAGGAAATAACCAAAACGGATCTCCCTTAATTGTTAGCCTGATATTTTGAAAAGATCCATCTAACCCACTGTGTAATGCGGTAGAAAACATGTTAGATAATTTTTGTATTCCCGAATTACTATTAGATTCAACACCTTGACCAATTTGCCTATCTTGCATGGCTTCCATTCTCGCTATAGGACGCAATTTCCCACGAGAGTCTTTTACAAAATTTGCATATGCATCAAGAGATGCAGTAGAGGTTGGATCAACATCCGAAATAAAATTATATTGTTTAAGAGAAACTTTTTCTGTGATGGGTTTAGCTAAATTAGTAGCTCTGGTTCTTACAGAATTTAATTCTCCATTATTATCTATGCCACCCCTGTCCTGAACTTCTTTAAGATAATTTAGTCTACTCTCTGGCTTAGATTTTTCTAACAAAGTGAGATATCTCGACTGAACCTCAACAGGTAGACTAGATGTTTTTATAGCAACCTGCGCCTCCTCAAATGCCTTGGTAGCCTCAACGGTATTAGATGTTTTTGCACTATTCTGCATAGATATAGCCGTGTTTAACATAGCCGAAACATTTGCGTCCTCAACAGCATGATCCTGATTTACAACACCCTTAGCAGACATTGCAGAGTTTAGATATATACCTCCGAATCTAGCCTGGGTTGCCGTATATGCATTGTTTATAGTTAAATCAAAATTAAGAATTTGATCATTTAGACCAGTGAATAGATAATCATACTTTTTCTTAAGTATTTTATTTTTCACATATGTTAATAATCTCTTTCTTTCATCGGCAAGTGTGAGTGGCGGCGACGACGTTTGAAATACATTAGCATCAAGTATGCCTATATTATATTCTACAATAAAGATTGTAAATTCTTTGGATATGTCCTGTCTACGTGGATCATACTTTAATGGTCTGGTTTCAGTAAAAATTCTCCATATATATTTCATTTGGTTGGGTTCCTGTGTCATAGGAACTCCGTCAGCACCGGGCCGCGGCGCATTCAGCATCTTTTTCTGAAAATCTGGAGACTGTGATAATAATGTATCAATAACCTTATCGAGCGCCGTATCTGCTGAAAAGGTAGCATCCTTATTTTCAAATATTAAGAAATTATCTGATCTTCGTGAATTTGTATTTTTATCTATTGGTGTAATCTTATATTTTGCTAATTCCGGGTCGACAACAATCTTATATGAATCTGGAATGCTGGCATTATTAATCAATGTAGCCAATTGAGCAGAGTTTAATCTATCTTCTAATTGCTTCATTGCATCACCGAAGTTTTCAATGTCTGCTAAAACAGTATTTTGTTTAATAACAAAGTTTGAATTTGCTTGAGCGTATTCGTTGTAAATAATTGCTGTAATTTCATACCTTGTGCCAACTTCTGAAACGTGTGCTTTTGTGCTGGTAAATTTAGTTGTCCAGAACCATTTCAGTCCTTCAAGATTTCCCATTGATCCCAGGTTAGCCTCGGACGTGCCGGGCTCTCGTGTCTTAAATTCCAATTGCAAATAGATAGGCATAACTGTCCAGTTGCCTATACCGAGGCCGACAGATTGATAGAATAACTTATCCATGAGTCCTGCACCGGATGGTTCTATAATTTCAAACTTTACATTTGTGGAAATACCTGTTCCCGATTCTACGGTCGGTGTGGTAATTCCTATAATTTCAACCTTATCAATTGTTAGGTCTGATACACCAGATTCAGCAATAATGGTTTGATTAGATGAATTGAAAATTGTTCCCTTTGCAGAACTTTCTGGATCTGTAATAAACAATTTCCAATGGTAGGTGGCAACATCATAACTATCAAGGATGTTAGGTTGGAATTGAAAGTTAAGTGCAATCTTATCAAAATCCTCTACTGCCGGTGTTGTCACAATATTATCTGTCTTGTGTGCAATTCCGGGGATAACTTTAGCTGCCGGTGATTGCCTATTTAATCTTGCAGTTTCGGCCATTGACTGATTTAGGGACACACCTGATCTAGCAAGTCGCGCAGTTTCGGCAGCCGATTGATTGATAGCTGATTTAGTAGATTGAATTTGCGATATTGCGTCCGCCGGGGACATGAATCCTTTAAATATATCTGCCATATTATTGTTTTAAAATGTTAGCAGGAATAAAAATTTCAAGCCCTGCCACAAAATCATTTATAGGATCGATAATTAGATCCGGATTTCTTATACAGAATACCCACCATAGTCTGGGTGTTCCGTATTCTTGTTGACTTAATAGGTCAGGCCTTTGATCAAATGCTGGTGGAATAATAAGTAACTTATCAAAGTCACTAGCAGGAACATTCCTAGGAACCCATAAGTCGAGGTACCAATCCTTGATAGGTGTTGCCAGATACTGGCTGGTATCTTTTGAATTTTGTGCCATTAGATATATCCTTTTCCTAATAGTCTGCCGTCTCTAAATTCGTCGAGATTAAATTCATCTCTTAGCTTAATAGGAACATATTGTGTATCTAATTCTATTGAAACTGCTAAATGCGTTGGAACATACGTAAATCCATCAGTCGACGATCTAGGAAGACTTACTCCAATGTTTGCAGAATAGATAGCATTATTAGTTGTATTCACTGGAACATAATCAATATTGGCATCATATGTGTAATCAAAGGATTTTACCAACACAGGAACATTATTAAATTGGAATTCTCCTAGATAATTAAATATCAATACCGGGGGAGGTGTACCAGCACGATTGTACGGATTTATACCAAAGTAGGATTTCGTAACTGCACGGAAGAAGTGGAGTACCGCCAATAAATACAGTGCTTCATCGTTTGACTGTGCTGTAAATTCTGCAGCAATTGTTATAGGCTTTGGATATGATCGAATATAAGCATTATATCCATAGTTTGTTTGAATGAAGCTACTGCCGTCATATTCTGCAACACTACCAGATGTAATAGCAGGCGTATAAGGAAACAAAACACCTCGTGTGGAGTACAGTGGAAATAATAAATTTGAAGGATCGCGGGGGCCAAGAATAGTCTGAGCTTGGTCTATGCTCTTTGGCTGTAATCTTGCTCTGAAATCTTGTTGTGGCATACCGTTTGTCTCCTATCTTGCTTATTTATCTTGGTCATAAACTGGTATGTTAATTCTGAAACCCTTGACACTTAGACGATACCCTGTTACACTACACGAAACCCTAATTAGGAGACGAAATTTATGATAAACATCACAGACGAAGACGGTGACGAACCCGAAGAAATGATGATTATAGCACCGACTAAGAAAATCAATTATCTTAACAACAAGGATATGTTAAAAGAAATTCATCGTAGTAAGAGTTCTTTTAGTGAATATACAGATCCGAAATATATTGATTACGATGTGATTGTTGACGACTTACAGGAAATTT